TTTGTTGGCTCGGAGATGTTTATAAGTGACTGCCCCAGACTAATAACTAGAAGATGACTGATGTTAGGCGGCCTTCTCCGTCTTGTCATCCTCGATCTTGCCGCCGTTGTCCACGATGAAAGCCTGAAGATTACCGACGATCCGTTTAATCTTGGCGTTCTCGCCAGACTTGATCCCCCTGACTTCGCCGTTCCGGTTGGCCTGGTTGGCACTCTGGACGAACTTGATGACGCCCTGGATGCGGTTAAGAACGTCCTGCCCGGTAATCGGCTCGAGTCCCCTCTTATGGGCGGCATCAGCCGCAGCCCTGGCGCGCTTCGCCATGGCCGTTTCATTGAAGGGGGTTTCCTCGCCGTCCTGGACGGCGTAAGGCTTGTAGCCATCTTCGCCCTCCTTCATTTGGCGGGGGTTACCCTTGGCGTCCCAGCGAATCGGGGAGACACCGCGAACCCAGGCGATGATTTCATCGGAGAAACGGGTAGTCACGGGATGATTCATTTCCCGCAGTCCCTTGACCAGCCGATCCATCGGCATGACATCGCCGTGAGTTTCGGCGTGTTCCAGACACTTCAGGGCGGCAGACTGAAGTTCCACTTCGAACTGAGTGACGGATTGAAGCATTGTCTTGGCGGAAAGCAGGAGCTTGTCAACCAGTTTCATGGCGATGCTGGGAGTCTTGCCTGACTTTTCGGACGGGGCAAGGGTGGTGGTCTTGTTCTTACGAACGGTATTGGCCTTAGCCATTGTAGTTCCTTTCGGTTGTAGAATGTGCAAAGGCGGAATGCCAGTGCTACCGCACAGGTTAAAGGAACGTAAAGACCTGTGACTAAATTAGTAGGTTGTGTCTGGCCTGGACGTTAGAACCATATTCCGCGGAACCGACAGAGTTCCTAAGGCAGCACCCAATCCCGATTGTCCAGAGTGCATGAGTTCTTGGCTAACCCCTCGGTCAGGGCTGTCCGTTTTGCCTTGTCAAGTAATCTAGTTACTACCAGACACAACCATTTGTCTTGACCCTAAACCCCTCAGGGAATTAGTTTTCGCGGCCAAGTAAGAACATTCCTGTCAGGCAGGGGAACCATCCAAAACATAACAGTAAAGGATTAACAGGAATGCTCATAGCTGGCCGCTAAGCCAGCACATACGCCTAAACGTATGGGACACGCCGTTATAACGTGCCTCTTAGACAGTAAGCCTTGCCTCATTAAAGGGCAGTCTATGTGCCTACCAGCCATACAACAGGCGACACACAGACACAACAGGTATGGGTTCCACCCCTAGGCGCAATTACTAGGATACCCATTATAGGTATCTGTTCATGGCACAAAGGGACACCATCCCATTGGCTTGGCAGGTTGGAGGCGTTACAGCCTTTACCCCGGGATTTACACTGATTCGTTAGTCTAGCTACTCCACAGAAACCCTAGCTATCAACCCGGGTATGAACCAAGCCGATAACGCCCTAGAGCGTCTTTGAAGCAACCGGCCACTAGCCAGCCACCTTAGCTACGTTTTTGACGTAAGCCCTAAGGCTTAGTCTCACATAGACTTTCTCTTTGGTTAACGTGAGTTAACCGTTAGACCGATGATCCGTTCCGCTAGGAACCCATCCTTTTGGCCTAATTTCAAGGGCTTAATTAATAAGCCCCTGGCATTAAGTCAAGGTCAAGCCATAGCCAGAATCAGCCAGAACGTGACGCCCCAAGCCAGAACCAGAAAGAACCCGGCTACAGTGGATACTTGGTTAGTCTGGTTAGTACCGTTGCTTGGCATAACCCTTATCCCTCCCTTGGTTATCCGGCCTGACCATATTCGACGCTCCATGAAAGGTATAGCCTTCCATAACATTGACTGTTCTGTAGCCCTTGCTGGTAGGTATGGCAGACTTTGGGGTGTTGAGATTGTCCTTAATCAAGGAAGCCTTAGCCTCTTTGACTAGTGACCATTGGGCCTTACGCTCGGCCCTTTCCCGTTTCCCAAGACGGATTTTTCCCATCTGTGACTCCTATTCGCCTAAAGGCTCATAGAGCCGAAGGCTGTTTTACGTCCGGTGCTCACACTCAGACACTAGACCCTATCACTAAAGCCTGACATAGCAACCCTAAAGCGGCATGTCAAGACCCTCGCTAGAGGGGTAAGCAATCAGCACAACGCTAGACATTCCCAAGGGCTTATCGCCTAACCCGGACAAGCCGTAGCCCTCCGGAGGATTACGCCCACGGGTGTTGCCCGCTGACAGACAGACAATGGCATACCCTTAGCTAGGGTTCAAATCACAAATGAGTAATATTCTGTAATGTTTTGTCATTAGGCTGGACTTGAAGGATATAGAGAACGTGTGCGCGAATAACGGGGGATTGTCGCAAAAGTATGTCAGAAATGTAAGAAAGGATGTAAAAGGGGTTAAAGATTTGTAACACAATAAATCGGGCTGAAGGATTGACAGCTAGAAAGTCAATAGAGAAGGGCTGCGACAGATAGACGCAAGGCAAGGGCTTGACAGGCTGGAATAAGTCTGAATGTGAAATATTAGAATAGGTGTAAAGTAGTCCTTATGTGCGAGACGCAATTCTTATTCGTCTGTTCACGGATTTTCCGTACACTGATTTTACCTACTAACACCTTAGTTAGATCTACTACGGTTGTTGGCCTCCCGGCTTTCCGGGCTGGCTAAGGGAAGTGTTTATGGGAAGTGACTACCCCCGGACCCCCTCTGTGAGGATAGTAGTTGAGTAAAATCAGGCACTTAGCCGATATAACGAATTTCCTCTCAAATCTTAATATAATATTTGAAATAAATTATTTTTAATAAATATAACATTAGAATTCTATTTAATTATAACATTTGAATTATCTTATGACATCAGAATCCTTGTTAACCTCACTAGTTTTCTATTGTAATATTATCATTTTTGTAGTATAATTTATCTATACTATTATTGTAATAATATCTAGGAGACGTCATGACTACCTATACAAAGGCTCACAAGAAATACTACGAAAAAAATAAGAAAAAGATAAGAAAGCAAAAGAAAGAGTACCATAAACTATATAACAGAGAATACTACAAGAAAAACAGAGAAGCCATTCTAGAGTCAGCTAAAGAACGTCGAACCAGAGTTTCCTTAGAAAAGGAAGCCTTCTTGGATAAATTATCTAATTCTTGCATATTTGAGAATCCTTCTCAAGACCAACCACTTGAAATCATTGAAGAATAAAAAGTGCTTGACACAGATTTTTGATTTTGTTATAATATGTATATTAAGGAAGAACGTTTAGTCTTTCCTTCTAAACTATCTAGTTTATTGAACTAACTAATTAGTTAACTAGTAAATTAACTAACCTTTAATAATTAAAACAGACCGCCCCTTCTAGTAATTAATCTAATTAATTCTTCTTCTTTCATATCAATGAATAATTGTATCTTCCGAAGCCAGATTGGCTTATTCCTTATCTAATTTCTTTTTGTCAATCTCTTTAGAGGGTGTTATTTGTCTAAACTAGATACCAATAAGAACGGCAAGGTAGACAGGTGGGAGACAGCCAAGGCTAGGGTGGCTCATCGTAAGGCCCAGGCTAAATACCAGAAGTCTGAAGAGCAGGTCCAGAAAAGGGTCAACAGAAATAAGGCCCGTCGTACCGCCCTCCGGGAGGGTCGAGTCCATAAAGGCGACAACAAGGACGTCGGACATCGTGATGGTAATGCATTAAATAATGACCCAACTAATTGGGCAGTTCAGTCTCGTAGGTCTAATAGGTCTTATCCTAGAGATAAAAAGGCTCACAAACAAAATCCCACTGATTAATTACTAAACTCCAGATAGGAAATAGTCCGTCTGCGAAAGGAAATTATGAGAAATTGTTTATACTGTAAAAAAGAGTTTAATTTTACAAATAAAAGACAAGTCTATTGTTGTATAAATTGTAAAAACTATGCAGGCCACAAAAGATCAGGGTATAAGGCCCAAAAAGAATATAGAAGCCGCTCTGTGCGCAATTATTTAGGCCAACTCAGGTCTTATTACAATCGTAAAGAAACTTTAAGCCTAGATTTTCTTCTGGATTTATATAACAGACAAGAAGGTAAGTGTGCAGTTACTGGTGAAGTGATGACTCATTTACAGAATTCTGGTCGAAATCCTACAAATCTATCTATTGACAGAATAGACAGCAGTAAAGGCTACGAACCTGAAAACGTTAGGTTAGTTTGTTATCAAGTCAATGTCATGAAGCAAGACTATGATGATGAAGTTCTAAAAGATTGGTGTAGGAAAATTCTTAATATACAACGCCTTAAATAACTCCCCCAAAAATTGGATGGTTCAGTCCAGACACGACAACAGATCGTATAGAAGAAACAAAGACGGTTCTAAAAAGAACCCTAAAGACTAAATAGTTTGTCTGCCTTTCAATGTCCCTCATTACTTCTATGACACAGAAACTATAAATGATTAAAGAACAGCTAGTCCCACTGACGCCTCAGCAGTTAAAGTTCATAGAAGAGTACTTAATCGACTCTTCTTCTGCCAGAGGTGCAGCCATCAGGGCTGGTTATTCCATCAATACAGCCACCCAGCAGGCCTCCAGACTTTTAGCTGATAGGCGGGTAATCAAAGCCATAGAAGAGGCTCAGTCTAAGGCTACTAAGTCTCTTGGTATCACAGCCGAGAGAGTCCTTCAGGAATTAGCCCTCATAGCTTTCTCTAAGCCCGGTGAATTAATCCGTATTAACGAAGAAGGCGAGATCGAAATCTCCGCTCAGGACCTTAAGGATGACAGATCAGGGGCCGCCGAAGTCTCGGTTACTTCTGGTAAATCCGGTAAAGTCCTCCAGGTCAAGACTATCAAACCTGCCGACCGTCTAGCCGCCCTAGAGAAGATCGCCAAGCATCTCAATATGTTCAAGGACCAAGTCGAGATAACTACTACTGCCTCCTTGGCTGAGCTAGTAGAGGCTTCATTTGATAAATCCGTTAAGGTCTCTGAACCCCCTGAAGACCCAGTAGAATAATTTGTCTCAAGTAGCGGCATAATGGCTAAAGGTAATAACGGCCTTTTAGGTCTAAAAAGAGGGCCATATAAACCTCAGAAAAATAAAAGCCCCAGAAAAGTAGCTAAAGAGACGGGGCTATTACATTATATGACCGGAAAACCTTGTATTAATAGTCATATATCTAAAAGACTTGTCTCTGATGGCAGTTGCGTAGAATGTGCGCCAATCAAGAGACTAAAACTTAAAACAGCTAACCCTGAAAAATTTATCTCTACTCAAAGGAATTGGCGAGCTAAGAACCCAGAAAAACAAAAAGCTTACAGAAAAAAATATCAAGCAAATTCTAAAACAAGAGAAGTAAAAAGAATTGCTCAATTAAGGCGTCATGCAAGATACATGAATGCTGAAGGTTCTTTTACTAAAGACGATATAGATCGTTTAAAAATACTTCAAAATTTTAAATGTTGTATTTGTGGATGCGATTTAGCTGTAACTGGTTACAATATCGAACATAAAGTACCATTGATACGTGGTGGGTCTAATTGGCCTGAAAATCTACAACTTATGTGCCCTTCCGATAATTTCCGTAAACACACTAAGACAGATGAAGAATATAGAACTTATTTAGGATTAATTCAGTGAGTACAGTTGCCGCTGAAAAACTAAAACTTTGGAGACTGCGTCCAGACGTATTTGTACGTGAAGTCTTCGGTGCAACTCCCGATCCTTGGCAAGACGAAATCCTCAAAGCTTTCCCTCATAAGCAACGTATAGCCATGAAGGCCTCGAAGGGCCCTGGCAAGAGTTGTATCGAAGCTTGGCTTGCCTGGAACTTTCTAGTCACTAGGCCACATCCCAAGATTGCTGCTACTTCTATTTCAGGTGATAACCTCAGAGACGGTCTTTGGTCGGAAATGGCTAAATGGAGAGAAACCTCTCCTCTTATTAAGAATTCATTTGTCTGGCAGAAAGAACGAATCTTTGCTAAAGAACATCCTGAGACTTGGTGGATGTCGGCTCGTCAGTGGTCTAAGTCCGCTGATCCTAACTCCCTTGGTAATACTCTGGCAGGTCTTCACGCTGACTATATTATGTTTATTCTGGATGAGTCTGGCGGTATTCCTGATGCTATCATGGCTGCCGCTGATGCCGCACTCTCCTCTTGTAAGGAAGGTCATATCGTCCAGGCGGGTAACCCGACTCACCTTGAAGGGCCTCTTTACCGGGCTTGTACGTCGGAACGTCAATTCTGGCATGTCGTAGAAATCACTTCTGATCCAGACAATCCTAATAGATCACCTAGAGTCAAGGCTGACTGGGCCAGAGAGCAGATAGCCAAATACGGCAAAGACAACCCTTGGGTTCTCGTAAACGTCTTTGGACAGTTCCCACCGGCGTCATTTAACGCCCTTATCGGTCCAGAAGAAGTAGACGAGGCCATCAACAGAAGATACAGAGAAGGCGATTTCCAAGCCTCGGCTAGAATTTTAGGAGTAGACGTTGCTCGTTTCGGTGACGACAGCAGTATTATTTTTCCCCGTCAAGGTCTTCAGGCTTTTACTCCCCATCAATATCGTGGCCTATCTGGAACTGAGGGGGCTGAAATAGTCCTACACAAGTGGAATCACTGGGATGTAGACGCAGCCTTCATCGATAACACCGGTGGTTTTGGTTCTTCTTGGATAGATAATCTAATCCGACTGGGTAAATCCCCCATCCCTGTCAATTTCTCTCAGGCTGCTATAAACCCGGTCTATGGCAATAAGAGAGCCGAAATGGCCTTTCTTTGTGTCGAATGGATCAAAAAGGGCGGAGCCCTACCAGACGTCAAGGAATTACGGGACTCCTTGGTTCAGACTACTTATACTTTTAAAGGTGATAAGTTAATGATTGAACCCAAGGAAGACGTAAAGTCTAAATTAGGTTATTCCCCAGATCACCTAGATGCCCTTTGGCTGACGTTTGCTCTCCCCGTAGAAAGAGAAGTCAAAGACCCTTTTCAGAGGAATGGAACCCATCAGATTGAATACGATCCGTTCTCACGAGCTAGGGTGTCGCCTAATTCACATAATTCCGAATACATTTACAATCCAAGAGGATATTGATATGTCGTTTTTTGATACAATTTTTTCTGCCGTAAAAGCCGTAGTAGGCTCTTTCGCAGATCAGGTACGTAAGTTTGCTTACGCCTTTCTCCCTAAGCTAGGTGATAAAGTCCAAGTGGCTATCGAAGACGTCTTAGAGGTTGCGGCACAGGCAGTTCTTGAGCAGGCTCCTAAGGTTTTAGATGGTTCCGTTAAATTCTCCAACGCCGTTGAAGTAGTAGTAAATACAGTTGAATCCTCTGGTAAGAAAATTGCTATTCAAACTGCTCAGGCGGCTGTACAACTTGCCTACCTAGAGGCTCAGAAGATCGCACAAGGTAAGTAAATGATTAAAAAGGTTCTCGTTGCTTTAGCAATATCTGTTTTCCCGGTGACGGGAGCTTTGGCTCAAACCACAGCCTCCTCTGTTGTTCCTGGTAATTATCAAATAGCTCCTCAAACTAACTGTACCGTAGGTCCTTGTTTTGTACCTTTTTCTGACACCAACCCGTTGCCGGTTACTTCGTCTTCGTCATCATCTCCGGCCCCACAGCAAATAGGTATCACTCCAACTAATAGGACTATTACTTCAGCCACTGGCGCGTCTCAACAACTTATGGCGGCTAATTCTTCCAGACATAGCCTGTTGGTTCAGAATACAGGTAGCTCAAACTGTGGCGTAAACCCAACGGGGGGTACAGCTGTTATTGGCGGGGCAGGGACTCTTACTCTGTTTCCTGGCGGTTCTTATTCCCCTAGAGTTCCTTCTCTTTCAGCCGTAACTGTTATTTGTACAGCCGGTCAACCTATATACGCCAATGAAAACTAATATGAAAAATCTAATAACTGCATTAGCCTCAGTAGTTTTCTTAGGTATCGGTTCTGTCACTGCCTTTGCCCAAGACATCACTAATCAAGGCTCTGTACGTTCAATCACTTGTTTTGGTGCCGCAATAACTACGGCAGGGACTTGTACTACATCAGGTCAGATACCCGGAACATCTAATGCTACTGCTGCTTCGGCTGGTAATATAGGTGAAATCTTATCTGTAACTTTACCTGTCGGTTCTGCCGTTAATGTGTCTAACTCTGCCATAAATGTCACTTCAAGAGTTTTAACTGCCGGTAATTGGTCGGTATGTGGCAGCATTTCATTTACTAACGTTGGTTCGTCCACTACGAGATTAATCGGTGGTATCAGCTTAACATCGGCTACGCTGCCTGCCGCAGGGCCAGGTTTATATGATTTGAGCAGCACAGCTGCTTTTCCTCCTGGTAATAGCTACACATTTCCTTTAGGCTGCGTTCCAACGTCTTTACCATCAGGGGGAACTGTATACTTAGTGGCTCAAACAGTAACGGCAGGTAGCTCTTCTGTTTATGGTAATATAACTGCAACAAGGACTAATTAATTGTCTGTTTTTCGCTGGATACTTGGTTTTAGTCTGTTATGTCTTATTCCTACTAGCTCGTTAGCAGCCAGTAACCCCTCGCTTATCCCGGCTGTACAGAACATCGCTCAGATGAAGGCTCTAGGCCAGGCATCGAATCAATACCCCGTCGTTCAAGTACTAGGGTATAGAGCCCCTGGAGATAACGGCGGTGGTTTATTCGTATGGGACCCGTCTTCTACTTCTACCACAAATATCTGTACGATTTTTCAATCCACTGGCGTTTCTACAGGCAGATGGAAAAGGCAAATGGAGGGTAAGAATCTCAACGTAGAAATGTGCGGTGCCTATTCTGATGCCACCCATCCTACCGAGACATTAGCGGCTTTTCAGGCAGCCAATGACTTAGTTGCAGCCTCTTCTACTCCTAACGCAGTTATTGAATTTAAAGGGGCAGAATACAGTTTTGGTAGTTTAGGAGGTGTCGTGAAGGCGGCGTCTTTCTCTTGCCCGAACTGGGTCGGCGGCGGCGGCAACTCTAGTAGAATTTCTATGGCACCTTTAACTGAAACGGCTGCTTTTACATTTCTAGGGGGTTCTGGTTCATACTGCAAAGGCGGCGCAAAAGAATTCAATGTATCTGGTAATTCTAATACGATAGGGTGTTCTTTTGTAGGCCAAGGTGGGGGACACTGTGATGTCACATTCGTCAGGGGTAAAATGGCTGTATTGTTTTGGAATTCCTCTCCGGGATTGTTTACAGAGTATAATGTAGTAAACCCTATCATAGAAAATATGTCTCAGGTAAATTATGTGGCAGAATATAGGGTCTCAGGAGGGGGCAACGCCTCATTTCATGGCTCTGGTTTTGGTCCTAATACTGCCATAGCTTCTTCTAACCATTTTAATTCTGATCCTTTAATTAGAATAGGCACAGATTCTTTTGTATATAACTCCCCCTTAAATGTAAAATGGTTTAATTCAGGAGGAGGGACTCAAACTTTAATAGAAAATTTTTCTAGTAATGTAGCAACATTTGTGAATGGGTCTATAGAAATAGAAACTTTGTCTTCTGATCCTGCCGTGTTGGCTGCTTCAGGAGGTAATCAGGTTATTTATGGAGGTAATTTCTACACCTTTGGTGCCGATATAGGGTCAGGGTTAGACCCAGGTAGAATGATTTTTGCTAAAACTAAAAATAGTAACAGCTTAGGTCAAATCACTCTCCATAACACTGATGCTTTATACATCACCTCTACTTTCACAGGAACCTCTGGAATTACTTTAACTGGTAGTCCCATCAAACAGAATTATACTTCTTACCAAGTCACTATCCTTGGAGTAAACGGAGATAATTCGTATAACTGGTCTGGAACTGTGTTGGTGAATACCGATATAACTGGTCCGGGGACATGTGCTAACCCGACTGTAGTAGGAGGTAAGTTATATACAGACACTAATACCTGGGGTGTCCCTACCGTGACCTGCTCTTCTAATGTTCCATCGTTTTCAAATTCAAATTGGACTTCGGGTCAATTTTCTATAACTTATTCAGTACATGGTCAATAGAGTGTGGACATACTCACAAAAATCAGGTATAATATATAAGAATTGTCTTCCTGTAGGTGTAGGTTATAGTGGAAGTTCTTATGGCCTTAATAATCCTGAGAAACAACATGTACAGAAAATAGGACCTATACCGAGAGGGGTCTGGAAAATCATCTCTTGGTACGACAAGACTGATAAATTCGGTCCGATAGTAGCTAGATTAGAGCCTTCTAATAAAGAAATGGCTTTAGGTCGTTCAGGCTTTTTAATTCATGGTGATAACTCTAAGGGAGATAAATCAGCTTCTTCTGGGTGTATCATTCTTAATAGGAATTTAAGAGAAGCCATAAAAAATAGTAAGGAAACTGAAATTGCCGTCATCCTCTGAAAAACAAAAACGTACAATGGCAGCAGCAGCCCATGACCCTAAATTCGCCAAGAAGATGGGTATACCTCAATCTGTAGCAAAAGATTTTAATAAAGCCGATACTAAGAAACCCAGACACGCGCGTATGTATAAGGATAAATAAATGGGAATGTTATTTAGTGGGACTCCTAAACCTCCATCAGTTCCTATGCCTCCTCCGGCTGCTCATCCTCCGACTATGGCCTCTACTACTGCTTTTTCCCAGTCAGCGGCAAAACAGGGTTCTAGGGCGGCTGCCGCAAACGATACCCTAAAAACAAGCCCACAAGGCCTTGAAGCCCCAGCGACTAATAAGACACTATTAGGTCAGTAATTTGGCTCAAGATAAATCTAAATCTACTGCTGTGTATGAAAAGGCGGGGCCTACCCTCCTATCGAAACAACCTACCATAGAGGTCTCTGATAATCCGGTAGAGCAGGGTTGGTTACCACTTAGGGGACATTTAGAGACTCGTCTTGTTTCATTAAGAAATTGGAGACAGTCTTGGTGGACACAGAATTGGTCTGATCTGGCTGAATTTATTTTACCTCGTCGCAGCATCTGGCTTACCCAATCTACTGGCGGTAATCCAAATCCTAATAATATGACAAGAGGTCGTCCGCTTAATACTGCCATTGCCGACCCTACCGGAACATATGCAGTCCGGGTATGTTCTTCCGGTCTTATGTCAGGGCTGGCTTCTCCTAGCCGTCCTTGGTTTAAAATGATCCCTGCCGTAAAGAAGCTTGAATTAGACCAAGCCGCCAGAAATTGGATCGATGAAACCGAAGACAGGATTTATACGGTCTTAGCTGGAAGCAATTTTTATAACGCCTTTGCGCAAGAGTGTGAAGACATCGTTGTATTCGGTACAGGTCCTAGTATTTGTTACGAAGACGAAAGAGATTTAATTCGTTTTTATAATCCTGCCGTAGGTGAGTATTACTTGTCTTCGGATTCAACCGGTAGAATAGATGGGTTGTATCGTTTATTCGTAATGACGGTTTCTCAGATAGTAGGTTTTTTCGGAGTCGAAAATTGTCCTCCTGATATTCAAGAGTTATGGAATGAAAAGGGAAATTCTTTAGAGGTGGAACGTCAGATAGCTCACGCTATCGAACCTAACTTCTTTGTAGAAGGTTCTGACATGTCTAAACTTTCTAATAAGTTTTCTTGGAGAGAAGTCTACTGGGTTTATGGCTCTACTTCTAATAAACCCCTCAGTATTCGTGGATTCATAGATCAGCCTTTCACTTCAGCTAGATGGTCCACCCAGAGTAATGACGCCTATGGTCGTTCCGTAGGTATGGATGTGCTCCCAGATATTATGCAGCTTCAGGTGATGACGCGGCGTATGGCAGAGGCAATCGAGAAACAAGTAAGACCTCCTCTGATTGGAGACATGGAGCTTAAGAATAAGCCTACTAGTACTCTTCCGGGACACCTAACCTATGTTTCTCAATTAGGTCCTGATAAAGGTATACGTCCTATCTATCAAGTCAACCCTGACGTAGGGGCTATGGCGGCTAATATCCAACAGATAGAACGTCGTATCCAGACAGGTCTATTTAATGATCTCTTCCTTATGCTTGAGCAAAAGGTGGATGAACAGATGACGGCTTACGAAGTAGCCCAAAAGATGCAGGAGAAGCTTCAAGTTCTTGGCCCTGTAATTGAGGGCCTTCTTTCCGACTCCTTAAAGCCCAAGTTGAAGAGAATCTTCTCTATCCTGAAACGCAAAGGAATGATCGATGAACCTCCTCCGTCTTTAAAGGGTGTTCCTCTCGATATAGAATTCGTTTCTATCCTTGCCTTGGCCCAAAAGGGTGCCGCAACTGGTGGTATCGAACGTCTTATGGCTTTAGTAGGTAATATGTCGGCTGTCTATCCTCAGGCTAAAGATAATGTTAATGTAGATGCCGTTGTAAGAGAATACAACGAACTTCTAGGAAACCCTCAGAAGATTTTATATGGCCCTGAAGAAGTCGATACGAAGAGGGCTATGCAAGCCAAAGAGGCGATGGAACAACAGCAGATGATGCAGATGGGTGCAGTCGCAGACGCCGCAGGTAAGATGGCTCCGGCAGCTAAAGTACTTTCTGACGTTGCTACCGGTCAAGGCCAAGAATTCTTAGCTGGATTACAATAGGAGTATTTTTGATATATATAACTGAAGCAGAAATGATTAGTCGTTACACAGAGTCGCTCAAGGAAGCAGCTAGTAAGGCTAAAGAGATAACACAGGCCAAGGAAACAGACAAGGCTCAGATATTTATTAAATTTATAGATTGTTTAAAAGTGGCAGCCGGTTCTAGTCATCAATTAGCTCATGCCCAAGAGAATCCGTATTGGTTAAACATCAGAGATAAATTAGAAGGCGTTATAGAGCTCGGAAGAAATCTTCCTGCTTTTGGGGAAGACAACGAGAATACTCTTTGGATGACTATAAGGAAGGCTCTATCGGGTATGGCTGAGACAGGTAATACCCTTTTCTTAAAGAAAGCCATGTCCCGTCAAGAAGTCCTTTCTAATTTAGATCAACGATTAAAGAATCTTCCAAACTAATGAATATAATCAAACAGAATCAAGCGCAAGAAGAAGTCGATACAAGTTATGACACTTCTGATAACGAAGCCGTAAATAAAGTAAGAAAGAGGGCAGCCAGGACAAGGGCTGATCGTCTTAAGTTTGTAGAAGCCGCTATGTCTATGGAGCAGGGTAGGGCGTGGTTCTACGATCTTCTCTTAAGATGCAAAGTAATTTCTACACCTTTCAGTGTTGATCCTTATGAAACAGCGTTCAGATGTGGGACTCAGAATGTCGGACTCCAAGTCTTAGACGACATCCAGACAGCCGCTCCTGAGCAATACGCACTAATGATGTCGGAGAATAAATCAAGACATGGATAATGAAACCAATACCGTAGAGACTGTCGAAACCATCGCCCAGGCTCCGGTGAATACACAAATAGATGCCGAGGCAATCCAAGCGGCTCCTTCGGTACAGACAGACACAAGCCCTATTCAGGCAGAAACTCCGGCAGAGATTATCTCAGATGCCGTAGAAGACAAACCTGAACAGGTTACCACACTATTAGGCGAACCTTCTAAAGAAGAGCCAGCCAACAAAGAAACCGAGACTAACGAAGTCAAGGTTAATCAGGAAGGGGGTCAGTCCGATGATCCGGCTCCGCCTCCGGCTGAAGAGGTTGTAGAAGAACCCGTAGAGGTTATACAACCAACTTATGATCCGTTTGTATTTCCAGAAGGTGTAAGCCTAAAGGAAGATCGGATCAAGGAATTTACAGATATCCTCTCTGAGCTAGAGTTGTCCGGTAAGGCAGATCATGCCGCCGTTCAAGCCTTTGGTCAGAAAGCTGTAGATTTCCATCTAAATGAAGTACAAAGAGTAGCAGAAGACCTTACAAAGTTATATCAGACTACTTGGGAGAAGCAAAAGACCTCTTGGAAAGAAGAGTTCTTAGCCGATCCTGAAATCGGTGGCAACAGGTTTCAAACAACCGTCGATGCCGCTAATAACTTCATTAGAACCCACGGAGGTACTGCCGAAGAACAAGCAGAGTTCAGACAAATCATGGAATCATCGGGTCTAGGTAATCACAAAGCCGTGATTAGAATTCTAGCCAAAGCAATGGATAACATGAGTGAAGGTGAACCTTTAGCCGCAACCAAGCCAGTATCTACTCCTAAGTCTAAGTCCACTACCCTTTATGGGAAACTGGCTTAATTAACAACTCTTACAAAGAGGTTTACTAAATGTCAACTAATGTATATCCTAATTTAGTTGATTGGGCGCGTAGAGCCGACCCAGATGGTGCCATCGCTATCATTGCCGAGATGCTTTCTCAGTGCAACGAAGTAATGAAGGACATGATCTGGCAGGAAGGCAATCTACCCCTCGGTCACAAAACTACTGTACGTGTCGGTCTCCCTCAGGGTGTCTGGCGCGCCGCCAATCAAGGCGTTCCTAGCTCGAAGTCTCTGACTGCTCAGTTCCAGGACAGCATTGGCGAACTCGTTGATTACTCAATCGTCGATAAGTCAATTGCCAACCTGAATGGAAATGTAGCTAAGTTCCGCTATTCCGAAGATATGGCACACGTAGAAGGTCTGTCTCAGCAGGTTGCTTCCGCCCTGTTCTATTCTAATGAGGCGACTACTCCTACTGCTTTTACGGGTTTTTCTCCCCGTTATAACACAACGAACACCTCGACTGCCAAGAATGCCGTAAACGTCCTTGACGCAGGTGGTCAAAGCAACTCTAACCTGTCTATTTGGTTAGTCGGTTGGGGTGACCATACCACTTTCGGTATCTTCCCGAAGGGTTCGCAGGCAGGTCTGGTTTATGAAGACAAGGGTGACGTAGTTCCTGCGTATGACTCAAACGGTAATCGTTTTGAAGCCTATACCAGCCTGTTCCAGTTCAAGCTGGGTCTGTGCGTAAAGGATTGGCGTTATAACGTCCGTATCGCCAACGTAGATACCACGACTGCGGGTCTTCAGGGTGTAACCCCTCCTGACCTGTTCGCTCTGATGTCTCGTGCGGTGGTTCGTCTACCTACGGCTTCGCGTCGTCTGTCCGGTATCACTGAAAGCGATGCCCCTGGCGATCCAGTCCCTGGTATCTCACCGGCTTGGTATGTCAACCGTACCGGTCGTGAGTATATGGACATCCAGGCCATTCGTGATCGTAACGTCTTGCTTACCAGCAAGGATTACGCGGGTGATCCCGTCGTTATGTTCCGTGATACGCCAATCCGCGTGGTTGACGCACTCACCAACACTGAATCTCTCGTTTCTTAAGATTCAGAAGGAGAATATAAATGTTCGTAGATAATTCTTTAGCCTTCTCAAGCTGGTCCACAGGTCAGCAGGTTACTACTACTGCTGCAAGCACCGTAGTTGACCTCACCGGTGCCGGTACAGGCAATGCCCCTGCAATGATTAATGGCTTCCCTGCCACTAATACTGCAATCGGCTATGACATCGGCGCAGGTGATGGTGAGGCAATTCCTTACCTCTTCCTGGCTGTAAAGGCCAAGGGTACTAACTCTGGTACTATTACAATCGCTCTTCAGGCAGCCCCTGATAACGGTTCGTACAGCCCTGGTTCGTACACGACTCTGTACACAACCCCTGCAATTACTGCCAACACTCTTGTTGCCGGTAATTATCTGCTGGTTCCGATTCCACCTACTCTGTTTAATTTCCCCTCAGAAGCCTTACCACGCTTCTACAGGCTGAATTATACAGTCGTTGGCACGGTCGATCTAACCTTCAGTGCAGGTATCGTACTCAATCCGCCCAGCACACTACTGCTTGGCAAGTACAATAATAACTTCGCGGTTGTTTAATAGGTTGGGGTGGTCGAAAGGCCACCCTTTCCTAAATCTAAAAGGAAAATATAATGGATAATTCTCGCCCGGCGTACCGGATTCTCTCACCTAATGGCTTTTATGGTCCGAATGACCATCTTTTCGCCGAGAATGATGAGATTTACTTCGACGGAGAACCAAACGAGGAAATGGAACCTCTCAATGATGCCGCCCATGAACGTCTTAGTGCCTATCTAGAAAAACTAGATAACCTTGGTCGTGAGGCAGCAGCCAAAGCTGGTAAGACTTATACAGGTCGTCCTCGTAATCTCGATGGTGCCCTTGCTCTTGCCACTGCTGTTGTCAGGGCCGATATGGCTCTGATGGGAGCCAAAAAAGATAACGCAGGTATCGATCTTGTTTCGGGAGAAGAAACCCCTGAAGTCGGTACAGCTAATCCTAAGAGAGGCCGTGGACGTCCTAAAAACATCCAGAAAATCGGTTAACAGTGACCTCGATCAATCTACTTGACAGGAAGAACACTATGGCTAAAAAAGTAATTAAGGCTGCCAAGGCTAAAGAAAAGGTCGAGGCGCTTTCAAAAGACAAAGAAAAGAAAAAGGTACGTTCTGCCAAAGAAGTGCGTACTAAATTATATGGGTCAGACGAATAATGGCTAAATCAGATAAACTATATAGTAAATCTCCTTCTATTGCTAAAGACGATGAAGGCAAGGTAGGCATTAAACGTCCTTCCGAGGCAGACGCCGAAGACATGGGTATAGAGGGTAATCCTCTAGAAGGTGCCGGTGATGGTATGCCTGTAGATGCCCACCAGATTCACGAAAAGATGGTGGATATGGTTGAACGTCATCAGAATGAATTAAAAGATATGCAGAAAAGGCATTCAAAGGAAGCCGATAAACTCTCAAATAAGAAAGAAGAAGACTAATGGCAAATACTGTTTTACAAAGAATTTTTCAGCCTATCCAGAGAGCCATTGTTAACTCTTCTGGTGCCGTGACGGGTCTGGCTGGTGGTTCTATCATCCATAAGGAAACTGTCGGCACATTCACTGCCGATGGTACAAACGCCGTAACTGTAGATGACACCAACGTAGGTGCCAATTCCGTTATCGCCATTTCCTTAAAGACTGTAGGTGGTACAGTAGGTGCCATCCCGGCTATCAAGACTATCACTCCAGGGACTGGCTTTACCGTGGCAGCCACTGCTTCTGATACGTCGGTGTACAACTACATCATCATTGGTGGTTAAAATGGCTCATCGTCTACCCCCTATGGTTGACATGGCTATCGAACCAGAGGAGAGAGAGGAAATTGTAGAAAAGATTTCTTCTCCTCCGAGATATCCTTATGGCTTATGTATCTCCCTTTGTGAAGACGAATTAGAGAAATTAGGTCTTGAGGATGAGGATATTCAAGTAGGTGACATGCTTCACCTACATTGTTTAACCAAAGTCACTTCTGTTTCTAGCCATGAATCTGAATTCGGTAATAACTGTCGTGTAGAGTTAACCATTACTCATATAGCGGCAGAATCTGAAGACGAGGAAAACGAGGAAATGGATAAGAGTAATACCTCGCGTTTTTATAGAAAGTAATCAATGGCCGACCAGCTTTCAATTGCCAACCGGGCCTTACTAGCCGTAGGCGCTAGAGCTCAGATTTCGTCTTTAAATCCTTCTGATAATTCAGAAGAGGCTAATGCGATTTCTACACTTTGGACCCCTACGTTTGAAGCCCTTGCTAGGACTGCTCACTGGAATTGTCTTGGTCGGCAGATTACTCTTACTTTGTTGCAGGCAGGCCAAGGTACTCCAGAAAATCCAGACGGTAGTACATATCCAGTCCCTCCCACCCCTTGGTTATACGCCTATGCCTATCCAGCGGATTGCCTAGATGTCAGGTATGTCGTTCCATCTTTTCCGGCAAACGAAGGCGGTAGTATTCCTCCTACAACTATTAATAATGGTGCGGGTACTTGGTTGCCTACTGGTGGTCAGATACCTTTTAAGGTACAAACTATATTAGATAATAATAACGCCCCTATCACTGTAATTCTTACCAATCAAGACCAAGCCCAAGTAGTCTATACAACTAATCAACCTAATCCAGCTGGATGGGATTCTCTCTTTCAAGCCGCTATGGTGGCTTCTCTTGGTGCCTATCTTGTTCCGGCCCTTTCTCTTAATATTGTTTTACTCGATAGATGCATCAAGCAGGCAGAAGCTACTATAGCCCAAGCCAGGGCCCGCGATGGCAACGAAGGCGTCACCACTATGGATCATCTCCCTGACTGGATGCAGGCCCGTGCCGGTGGTCAGGGTTTTGGAATCGGATATGGTTATTTCGACAGTTGGGCCGGTTATAACATGTCATGGCCTAACGGAACCGGCAGTTATGGCGACTAGGAGTTAATTTGGCCTCTTCTATAACAACTATTCAGAATTCTCTTTCTGCTGGTGAGCTCTCTCCGGCATTACTAGGTCGTACCGATCTAGGTAAGTATACCTCTGGTGCTTCTACATGCCGTAATTTTATAGCTAATTATACCGGTGGTGTTATGTCTCGTGCCGGTCTGGCTTATATAGGAACATGTAAGCAATCAGGAGATGGTCCGCCACCTAGAGATATTCCGTTCCAATTCTCTCTCAATCAGGGGTATGTGTTAGAATTTGGGGACCATTATCTAAGGGTAAAGTTTGATGGCGCCTATGTTTTAAACCCTTCTCAGGACGTAGTAGATGTAGACCAGAACGGAATAGTTGTTACGGCTTCTCCTAATTCATATCAAGTCGGAGATTGGGTTTACTCCACAAATCCAAATCTTGCGGGACTGGCATGGATTATTTATGCAGTCTACGATAGCACACATTTTCAAGTCATAGATTTATTTGGAGACAGCGCATTATTCCCATTAACAGAAGTTGGTGGTAAAGTTTCCAAGGTTTATACCCAGACGTCTCCTTATGCCGTCGAAGACTTACCTTACTTGAAGTATACCCAGTCTGCCGATGTCATGACTTTAACCTGTGTAAATACAGAAACGGGTGTCGAATATCCTCCTTATAGCCTTGTCAGATTAGCCAACGATAACTGGGTGTTTACCCAAGAGACATTCACAGCAAACATTTCAGCCCCTACAGGTGTAGAAGCCGTGGCTCAGTCTGCCGCTATAGTAAGTACTTGGTATTCCTATGTTGTAACTGCCGTCGATGGCACTACAGGTGAAGAATCTGTGGCCTCTCTTCCGGCCAACGTCCAGAATAACGACATAGCAGTTATTCAAGGAAGTAATACATTGACTTGGAATACCGTTCCAGGGGCATCTAGTTATAACGTCTATAAGGCTACTCCGTCTTATGCCGTAAACGTTCCGGTCTCGTCTTTATATGGATTTATAGGAACTGCTCTAGGCTCTAGCTTCACAGATACCAATATAGTTGCGGATTTTACCGTAGTCCCTCCTAAACATAACGACCCGTTTGCTTCTGGTGTTATTAATTACGTCACCCCTACGGCAGGTGGAAGTAATTATTCACAACAAACTGTAGGTTACTCCATAACTACATCTACAGGTTCGGGTTTTTCTGGAACGCCTGTCGTAGATAATTCCGGGAGCATAACCGGTTTTGTCATTTATAACAAAGGGCATGACTATAGAAATACCGATACCATAACATTTACTGATTCTGGTGGAGGCAGAGCAACCGGTACTGTATTATTTAATAGCAATCCCGTAGACGGGAATCAACTGGCTTTAAATGGCATCAATATTGCTTTTACAGATACCCCGCATTATCCGTCTGATGTAGGTGAAACTTTTATTTATTCCAGAGTAGAGAAAACTATTGCACTGACTATTCAGACGTTGGCTAATACGCTTAATGCCTCTTATATTCTAAGTTTAACTGTGGCGGAATATACAGCAGGTTCTAACACATTAAGTATTACATATAAAACCCCTGGTGTCACAGGCAATCTTTATAGTATGTCTGCTTTGTCTTCTCCTGTAACCCCTTCTGGGGCATTCCTGACAGGGGGTGGTACCATAGGTACAGGAGCCACGGCTACTCTGTCTGTAGGTGAACTGACAGGTTTGTATCCTTCAGTGGCAGGTTATTTCCAGCAAAGAAGAGTCTATGCCGGATCGTTGAATCAACCAGATACCTATTGGATGAGCCAACCTGGTCTATATAACAACATGGACAGTTCAATTCCTGTCACTGATTCAGACTCTATCACAGGAACTCCTTGGGCTCAGCAAGTCAATGGTATCCAATGGTTAGTTCCTATGCCTGGAGGTCTCGTTGTTTTAACCGGCAAGGGGGCTTGGCAAATCAATGGTGGACAGGAAGCCGCGATAACACCGAGTAATCAAACCGCTGTGCCTCAGGGATATAACGGAGCCAATAACTTCGTGCCTCCTATTACAATTAACGATGACATCTTATTTATACAAAGTAAGGGAAGTATCGCTAGGAGATTGGCATATAGTTTTTATACCAATATTTATACCTCGACAGACCTGACAATTCTCTCGGATCATTTATTTACAGATTTTACTATCAAACAATGGTGTTGGTGCGAAGAACCTTATAAACTTGTATGGGCTTTAAGAAGTGATGGGATTCTACTTTGTCTGACTTTTCTTAAAGAGCAAGAAGTCTATTCATGGACACGCCATGACACCAATGGCGTGTTTGTCTCGGTGTGCTCTATCACAGAACCTCCTGTAGATGCCTTATACGTCATAACTAGAAGATTTGTCAAGGGGGCTTGGAGATATTATTCAGAGAGAATGGATGACAGAATTTGGGAAAACGTCGAAGACAGTTTTTGTGTAGACTCAGGATTGACTACTTCTCTGTCCTATCCTCAGGCTGTTTTACAACCGTCTGCTAATAAGGGTGAAAATGTTTCCTTTACTTCTTCTTTCCCGGCCTTCTTCCCTGGTTATGAAGGTCTCGTCATAAGAGTCGGGGGAGGTAAAGGAGTAATCACAAGTATAGTTTCTTCTACAGAAGTTTTAGTAGATATAACAGAAACTATAACAGAAGTAGTTCCTGACGACCCCTCTGAGATGCCCTTACCGGCGGAATCCTTACAGTGGAGTCTTTCTAGGCCCTTTACTGAAGTCTCTAGACTTAACCACCTAGAAGGTAAAGAAGTAGCGATTCTTGCTGATGGCTCTGTAGTAGAGAACCAGATAGTTACTAATAATAAAATTACTTTACCTCAAGAAGCCTCTTTAGTCACAGTAGGTCTTCCGTATTTAGCTCAAGTCCAAACTATGTACTTGAATCAACCGTCACAGAATGGTACAATACAGAATAGACGTAAAAACATCTCTAGTGTGGGTATACGGGTTAGGGCGTCACGTGGCTTAGAGGTAGGGGCAGATCAACCCGATCAGTCTGCCCAGCAAAACTTCAAAACGATTCCTTGGTCTGGTATGTCTGAAATCAAGGAAAGAACCAATCAGGTATATGCAGGCTCGGCTATACCGTTATATACAGGAGATTATTATAAGAATATTACGTCAGGTTGGGACTTAAAGGGTCAAGTCGCTATACAACAAAGATATCCTCTCCCTGCTAATATTCTTTCTGTTGTATCCTACTGGACAGAAGGGGATCAAGGCTGATGACTATTCAAATATTACCTACTACCTTAGGTCACATCAGAGAGCTCAGGAAGACCTTACGACAGAAAGACCGTCAGGAGGCTATATCCCTAGGGCTTAACCCCGAAAGAGGTCTGTACGTGGCTTATAGAGCCTCTGCATACCGTTCTACCGCTATAATAGATGGTCAGGTAGCCGCTGTCTGGGGGGTGGCAGGTCCGTTACTTGGATTTACCGGTCAACCTTATTTAATAACAGGAGAAGCCATATCCTTGATTTCTCCTATCAAATTTGCTAAAATATATATAAATGAAGTCCAAAAAATGAAGAAGCTATTCCCTGTTTTAGAGAATTATGTAGATGCTTCTTACGAGGGAGCAGTCAGGATGCTAAAAATAGCAGGATTTACTTTCACACCTATAAAATTGAATAATCACGACTTCTTTAAATTCTCTATGGTGAATTAATGGCTTTTATCTTACCAGCCATAGCCGCTATCGGCTCTACCGCCGCTAGTACTATATCTACTGTGACTCCCGCCTTGGCAAGCATAGCCGGTACTACAGCACCTATTGCAAGTACTGCCGCGATAGCTGCCGCTGAGACTGCCCCTGCCTGGATGGGCTATGCCGGTCTTGGCATGACTGCCTTATCTGGTGCCGTTGGCGCCTATGGAGCCATAAAGACTGCTGACGCACAAGCCCAAGCCAATGAATACCAAGCCAGTGTTAATGAGCAGAATGCCAAGATTGCCCAGAAGAATATGGAGATTGCTGGTCAGTCTGGTGAACAACAGACTTGGATGCAACAGCAGAGGACTCGCTCTGAGTACGGCTCTGTAAAAGCCAATCAAGCCGCCTCCGGTCTAACCGTAAATGACGGTTCTGGATTAGACGTCAGAACTTCTGTCCAAGCCCTTGGTGAACTCGATGCCCTTACCACTAGAAGCAACGCCACCAGAGAATCCTATGGATATCTCACACAGTCTCATGGTTTTGAGACACAGGCAGGCCTGGACCGTCAAGAGGCAGAAGCAGATAGAGATGCCGGAGTACTCTCGGCTGGAACAACCATCCTTGGCTCTGTCGGATCAGGTTTGACTAACTTCCAAAAGTACAGAATGCAAGGGGGTTTTAGCGCCTGATGTCCTATCTAACTAATCGTCTGGAGTTTTAATGGCTGGTCCTCGTCCTGACGATCCATACGCCTCTGTCCCTAAGGTCTCTCCTAACGGAGGTATGCCTTCTGATTACGTCAACGTAAGGGTCAATCCTAACACATTTGGAGGCCAGTTCGGCCAAGCCATACAAGGCCTAGGTAAACAACTAGGCAATATGGGCGACGACATGATGTCTCTGGCGATTCAACGTCAGGGAATGCTTAATGAGACGTTAGCGACAGACGCAGAAACCGCCGCTGCCGCCGAATATGGAAGTATAATAGGTAAATACAGGGAGACTCAAGGGCTAGAGGCTGTAAAAACCTTGCCTATGACTATCTCTGCTATCACTAATGTACGTCAGAAGATATCGGAAACTCTCCCTAACGATGCCGCTAAAAGAGCGTTTAATACTTTGGCTAGTCGTAGAGAGGCCTTCCTTCTTCAAGAAGCCAACAGTTATTCTGCTCAGCAATTAAAAGCAGCGGATAGAAATTCCGCCAAGGCCTCGTTTGATCTCTCTATTTCTCAGTCTACTGACCCGTCTGTGGCTTTCTCTGATGTTCTCTTCGGTGACGCCTTAGGTAATATCAAGTTCCAGTCTGCTCGTATCTTAGTAGCCCAGGGGTATGGCCCTGAAGGCGGAACGGGTATGAAGCAAGACCCTAAAACTGGAAATCTCACCTTTGATGATACCGAAGAAGGTCGATCTGCCAAGGCTGTTTATGACAACCTTATCAATGATGCCATTGGAAAAGCCTGGGAAAACAGAATCAATACTTTGGCTTTTGATCCCAAATCGGGTAACGTCGTTTCAGCCGTTGAAACACTAGATAATAACAAATCTTCTATCCCTGCTGAAACGTATGCCAAGCTTTCGGCTAAGTTATCAGGCCCTTATAGAGCCAATCAAGCCAGAACAGATGCCGATTCAGTTCTTGCCTTTGCCTCTAGAGGCTATCAAGACGGTTTCACGTCTGACACTCAGAAGAGTATTACTGATCTCTTCCCAGGACTTAAGATCACTTCTAGTAAAAGGACTCCAGAACATAACGCCGAAGTCGGTGGTGTCCCTAATTCTCAGCATATCTCTGGTACTGCGGTTGATGTAGTACTCCCTCAAGGAATTACATTCGACAACTTTAAAAAGGCTTTACAGGATTCAGGTATTAAAACTTCTGAGTTAATAGATGAAGGCGATCATGTCCATGTAGCTTGGGGAGACAAACCTAGATATACCTCTCCTAGTACGTACCTTAAGACTAACTATGCCGATGTAATGCAGTCTGCTAGAGAGCAAGCCCAGAAGCGATACCCTAATGACATAACCTATCAAGACCTTGTTGTTTCTAGGACAGAGCAAAGAGTCAACGATATAATTAGAACTCAAGAGTTAGCTCAAAGAGCCGATCAAGAAATTCTTTTACAAGCCGCAGACGGTAAGTTCACTAATAAACAACCCTTGACTAATATATCTCAGATAGAGTCAGGTCCTACTGAAGTTCGAGAGGCTTGGAATAGATTTCAGCTTAATAATCCTGTGGGCGCCCAGAGATTTGAAAAGAACATCCTGACAGCTAACTCTAGAGGACAGAGAGTCACGTATGGTACAGATTTCTGGAAACATTATCTAGATATCTCGTCTGAAAGAGTTTCTGATCCATCTGATCTCATGGAATATGTAGGCGGAGAAGATAACTCTCCTTTGACTAATACGGGTTATAAAACCTTAGTACAGTTGATGCAACGAAATAACACCCCTGAAGGACATACCTTTCAAGAGGCTGAAAGAAAGTTTCTACAGAATCTGCATAAACAATACACAGGTGCGGGATTAAACCCTGGTGTTACTAGTACTTATACTAATTCTCAATTCCAACAAGCCTTAAAAGAAGTTCTTCCTAAGATTGCTGCTGGCCAACGAGACGGTAAAACAGCCGCTCAGTTATTCTCTCCTAAAATTAATGGTAGAGACAATCCTGATTATATCACTCCTAGCGTACAGCCGCCTGATGTAATGGCGTTATGGCGCAGACAGATGCTAACTAATTCTGAGCAGGACTCTAAGTCTTATGCCAATCTTAATGATCTTGTGAAAGACGTAGGTAAAGGTATAACTAGAGAGAAAGCCATAGAATTGGCTATCCAAAATAAATGGGTTCAACCCAATAAACCTTCAGTCCCGGTTCCTAATTTCTAATGGCAGACACCCCCACGATTAATGACGCCTTTGGATCGTCTCCTACTGTGGATCAGGCTTTCGGTCCTGAACAAGATAACTCAAGGTATACCGGAGATTTCGCTGACTATTTCTTCAGTAAGACCAAGGCCGGTAGAGTCATGTCTGCCTTCGGCCAAGGGGCTTCGCAAGCCTGGGGTGCCGATAACGATTTAGATAC